GATATTAACCCAGATTTATCTGGTGCGACTATATAAACATATTGTAATACATAAAGTTTACTGGAAATAAACATTTTTATAAATACTATACAGAGAGATTATGACAACAAGAGAACTAATTGACAACATAAAAACGGGCGATGCACAACAAAGCAACAATACTTTTAATAGTATTATGCAAGATAAGATAATAAGTGCATTGGATAATCATAAACAAGAAGTTGCTTCGAAAATGTATGGAGCATCTAATGACGCTCCAGCGGTAGAAGAACCTGCTGTGGAGACAGAGACAGGGGAAGTTGAAGCGAATGCTGACGTTTAAGGAATCATTTAATGAAGTAATCGAAGCTAAATTGAAGCTCCCGAAGGGTGAAAAGGTAGCCAAGGAATTAACCAAACTTGGAAAAAAGAAAAATGTGACCGCTGTTATCACAAGCAAGTTTAATCTATATGTTGATGGTGTCAAGCTTGATAAGTATAAAGATTTAGCTAGTGCTGAAAAAGCAGTTAAAGAATTCATCAAATTAATGGGAGCGTAAATGAAGTTAATCACAGAATATACTCAGCACCAACTTGGCTATTCAATAGAGGAAGCTAAGAATGGTAAGAAGAATACCTTTTTAGAAGGTGTCTTCATGCAAGCTGAGAACAAAAATAAGAATGGACGTATATACACACGTGAAGTTCTTACACAAGCCGTTGACAAGTTTGTCAATGAGCAAGTTATTACAGGTCGTGCAGTTGGTGAATTGAATCACCCTGAGGGCCCTTCCATTAATTTGGATAAAGTTTCTCACAGAATTACTGAGCTAAGATGGGATGGTAATAATGTGATGGGAAAAGCACTTATTTTGGATACCCCTATGGGTAAGATTGTAAAAGGTCTTGTTGAAGGTGGCGTGCAACTTGGAGTGTCTAGTCGTGGTATGGGAAGCCTTTCTATGAAAGATGGTGTTAACTATGTAGCAGATGATTTTATGCTGAACACAGTTGATATTGTCCAGGATCCTTCTGCCCCTAATGCATATGTAAATGGCATTATGGAAGGAGTTTCTTTTGAGCAGGATAGACCTGGTCATTTCGTTAAGGTAATTGAAGAAGGTGAGACAGAAGTGAAAGAATCTAAAGTGACGTTCTCGGAAGAGCAACAATCGGCAGGTTTTGAGCATTTCCTCTCTAAACTATAATCTCTATAGGAGAAAACATAATGTCTGAAGTTAAAGACGAAATTGTTGAAGATGTAGCAGAGGTTATCGTAGAGGATACGGAAGTAGAAGCAACGGTGGAAACACCAGAAGCACCTCTTACGGAAGCTCGTACAGTATCAGCAATACAAGCCTCAATGACAGGAATGTCTAAAGAGGGCCTTGACGCGATCTTCGAAGCAGCGAAAAAAGCAGAAGCGAAAGCTAAAGTGGAAGACGATGAAGAAGAAGAGGACGATGAAGGTGATGAAGATGAAGGCGATGTTGAAGAAGGTAAAGCTAAGAAAGAACAAGTAGACGGAGAGGGTGACCTTGAAGGTAAATCAAAAGCTAAGAAAAAGAAAGTCAAAGCTGATGATGGTTCTGAAGGCGATACAGTAGAGTCTAAAAAGAAATTTAAAGAAGATGTTGAAGCGTTAATTAAAGACGAAGATACATTATCTGAAGGTTTCAAAGCGAAAGCTGAGACTATCTTTGAAGCAGCACTGCAATCAAAAATCATTTCTGAAACAGCAAAATTAGAAGAGAGATATGCTTCTGATCTAGCTGGTGAAGTTGAAGCTATTAAAGAAGATTTAGTTGACAAAGTTGACGGTTACTTAACATATGTAGTCGAAAACTGGATGAAGGATAACGAAGTTGCGATTGAGCATTCTTTGAAGTCTGAAATCACTGAGTCATTTATTGATTCACTAGGTCAGTTATTTAGTGAGCACCACATTAATGTGCCTTCGGATAAAGGAGACATCTTAGATGCTCTATCTGAAGAAGCAAAAGATGCTAAAGCTCAGTTAAATGACGCAACTGCAAATGCTATGGAACTTGCTGAGCAAGTTAAAACTTACCAACGTAAGGAAATCGTAGCAGAAGCATGTGAAGGCTTAGCGGCAACTGAAGCGGCAAAAGTAAAAGAATTAGCAGAGGCTGTTGAAGCTGATGATAACGAATCTTTTGCATCTAAAGTAGCTACAATTAAGGAATCTTACCTTAAGAAAGATACCGCGGTAGAAGCAACTCCGGAAGTTGATGCTATTACTGAGGATACACAAGAACAAGATGTTTCGGATTCAATGAAGAAGTATCTAAGCGCAATACAGCGCACAACGTCCATCTAATAGGAGAATTTTAAATGGAAATTAATAGACAAGTATTACAGGAAAAATGGGCTCCTGTACTTGAGTCTCAAGAAGCTGGCAAGATTACTGATGCACACAAGCGTCAAGTAACTGCTGTCGTTCTAGAGAACCAAGAAAAAGCATTATCAGAAGAACGTTCTTTAACGGAAACTGCTGCTAACGCTACTGGCTCAAACATTGATAATTGGGATCCTGTCCTAATTAGCTTAGTAAGACGTGCGACTCCTGCAATGTTAGCATTTGATCTAGTTGGTGTTCAACCAATGACTGGACCAACTGGCCTAATCTTTGCAATGAAGTCTAAGTACAGCACTCAAGGTGGTACTGAAGCATTGTTCAACGAAGCTGACACTGGATTCTCTGGTGCTGCTTCTGGCGATACTGGTGCTGCGGATGCTGGTAACAACGATCCGTTCTCTGGTGACGATCCTACTTCAGGTGGTTCAGTAGGTACTGACGCTGATACTGTTGCTGAGTATATGCCTGGTTCAGGTAATGCTACGGCTACTGCTGAAGCACAAGGTAACTCTGGTCCTGCTATTCCTTCAATGGCGTTCTCAATCGATAAGACTACTGTGACTGCAAAGTCTCGTGCTCTTAAAGCTGAGTACACTACTGAATTAGCACAAGACCTTAAAGCTATCCACGGTCTTTCTGCTGAAACAGAACTTGCGAACATTCTTTCAACTGAAATTTTAGCTGAAATGAATCGTGAAATTATCCGCCTTGTAAACATTGGCGCGAAAGTTTCTACTCGTGGTGCTGTTGCTGGTACATGGAATGCAACTGCTGCAGCTGATAACGGTGGTGCACGTTGGTCAGTTGAGCGTTATAAAGCTCTAGTTCAAGCAATTGAGCATGAAGCTAACCAAATTGCTGTTGACACTCGTCGCGGTAAGGGTAACTGGGTACTAGTATCTAACAACGTTGCTGCGGCATTAAATGCTGCTGGCGTTATGGACACTGGTATGGGTGCATTAGGTGCACAGCAAATGGATTCTGACGTAACTGGCGGCTTGCTTGCTGGTACTTTGAATGGTAACATCAAAGTTTACGTTGACCCATATGCTGGTGTAGACTATTTCAACGTTGGTTATAAGGGTACTAACCCATATGACGCTGGAATGTTCTATTGCCCATATGTTCCATTAAGCATGATGAAGACAATTGGTGAGAATGATTTCCAACCAAGAATCGGATTCAAAACTCGTTACGGTATTGCTGACAATCCTTTTGTCACTGCAGGAAATAACAACAACGTATACTACAGAAAACGTAAGGTTACTAACCTATAATTTTCTAAATATACACAGTGAAATCCCCCTTAATTGGGGGATTTTTCTTTATAAATAACATTATGCCAAACTTTTTAAATCCATCGTCGTTTGTTTTAACTCTAGATAGCCAAGCTTATTCTGGAGCAGAATTCACGATTCAAACAATGATCCTTCCTGATGTATCAGTTGAAGGTGCTGCATTAAATTTTAAACAAATTAATGTAGGTAGAGCCGGTGATAAAATTAATTTCGGATCATTTGAAATATCATATCTTATTGACGAAGATCTTTTAAACTATAAAGAGATTTTTGATTGGATGAAATCTAATGTAGAAACAAAACACGCAACAACAACTTCTTCAGATCATTATAGAGACTTAACACTTACTGTTATGAACTCAGCAAATAATGTAACAAAACAAATCAAATTTGTAGATGCTTACCCGACAAGTCTTTCATCTCTTCCATTTGATATCACAACAACTGATGTAGAATATCTTACTGCAGTTGCCGCATTTGATTATTCCTATTACGAATTCGTATAAATAAATAGGGCAACGAAGCTCCCACAATGACAACGAAGTCCTTTTTAATTTTAAAAGGAATACACAATGAAGACATTACTAGAATACGTATGGCTAGATGCCGAAGAGCAATTACGTAGTAAAATAAAAATTGCTGAAGGAGATATACAAGAACTAAGCTTAGTTCCAAAATGGTCATATGACGGTTCGTCTACCGGCCAAGCCACAGGCGATCACTCAGATTGCATACTTACCCCCGTTAAAATCTATCCTAACCCATTCCATTTCAATGGATGGCTTGTTATGTGTGAAACAGAAAAGAGATCTGCAATAAAGTTTGAAGATTCTGATGACTATTGGTTTGGTTTTGAGCAAGAGTACTTTATAATGAATGGTGGTAATAGACCACTTGGATGGCAGGATGGAGAGCCTGGACCACAGGGACCTTATTACTGTGGAGTAGGTGCAAGTAAAGTTGCTGGTCGTAAGGTGGTATCTGATCATATGATTAAATGTATTAATGCAGAGATTAATATTACTGGAACAAATGCTGAAGTTGCCTTAGGTCAATGGGAATATCAAGTGTTTAGTAAAGGTGCAAAGAATGCTGGAGATGATCTTTGGATGAGTAGATATATATTAGAGAGAGTTGCAGAAGAACATGGTTATGATATTAATATCCAACCTAAACCTCGTAAGGGTGATTGGAATGGTAGTGGAATGCATACAAACTTCTCTACAGATGAGATGAGGAATGGTGCAAGGTTAGGTACATTTACAGATATACTTAGTAAGATGCATGACAGACATGCAGAACATATAGCTGTTTATGGTAAACATAATGAAGAGAGATTGACAGGTAAACATGAGACTGCTTCTATTGATCAGTTTACATATGGTGAAGGCAATAGAGGAGCTAGTGTGAGAATACCTCTTGAGACAATTGAGTCTGGTTATACCTCAGGTTACTTAGAAGATAGAAGACCTGCAAGTAATGCTAACCCATATGACATCACAAAAGTTATTATAGATACTGTGTACAAATGAGCAAAACTATGATATAATATAACTATTATAGATATAACTAGATTATTATGAATATTGAACAAGTATTAGAGATGTGGAAGGAAGATTCCATAATAGATGATTTGAAATTAGATGACACTACTGTCAGGATGGCACGCGTACATAGTAAGTACTTAGAGTTAATTACTATATCTAAGATGCGTAGAAAGAAAAAAGATCTTGATTATAAAACATTGTTAAAAGATAAATGGTTATACTATAATGGTAAACTATCTAAAGATCAGATAGATGCATTCAAATGGGAATACGATCCTTTCGGTGGTCTGAATAAACCACTGAAAGGTGACATGAACTATTATTATGATGCAGATCTTGATATCCAAAAAGCTCAAGCAGCACTTGAATATGATAAGGTTCTTATTGAAACATTAGAAGAAATCATGAGTACAATACGATGGAGACATCAGAATATTGGTAACATAATTAAATGGAGATCCTTTGAAGCAGGAGTTTAGTCGCAAGACGCTTGAGTTATTACTCGTACATTATAACAATATGAATAAAGATTTAAAGCCTTGTGCTGAAAAGTCTAAGTTCGAAAAGCTTATAAAAGAGACTGAAGCATTACTCAAATCAAAACCTTTAGATGTAGTCTATCCTGATGGAATGACTGCTATGGAATTTGCCATACACTTAGCACATGGAAGAAATAACACTACAGACTAAAGATGCAGCCTTTCTTTATGTTGATTGTGAAGATAAAGGAATCATACAAGAACTAGCAGAGTATTTTACATTCTTTGTTCCTGGTTATAAATTCATGCCACAATTTAGAAATAAGATGTGGGATGGTAAGGTAAGACTACTTAATCTAAGAGATCAATCCATATACTCTGGTCTATACAAATATATTGCAGCGTTCGCTGCAGAAAGAAATATAGCAGTAAAAATTTTACCTCATGGTATTAAGTCAGAGGCTAACCTTCCTGGTGCACATCAAGAAGTTGATATGTCTTTTATCGATGAATATATATTACCATTTGCACCAAGAGATTACCAGTTATCTGCGGTACAATATGCACTTGAGAATAAACGAGGATTGTTAGTAAGTCCTACAGCTTCAGGTAAATCTTATATCATATATCTTATGATGAGATACTACTTAGATATGAGCTATGACCATATTGCAGATAAGGTATTATTGATTGTTCCTACTACATCACTTGTTAAACAAATGGTGGGAGACTTTGCAAAATACTCTGAGAATGATCCTAACTTTGATGTAAACGGATGTCATGAGATTATGGCAGGTTTAGATAAAGGTCATAAGACTAAAAAGATCTATGTGTCTACATGGCAGTCTATATACAAAATGCAAAAAGGATATTTCGAACAGTTTGGTATGGTTATTGGTGATGAGGCTCATGGATTTAAAGCAAAGTCATTAACAAGTATCTTAACTAAATGTGTGAATGCAAACTATCGATATGGTTTAACAGGTACATTAGATGGTACACAAACACATAAGCTTGTCCTCGAAGGTTTGTTTGGACCACATAAGAATATCACAACAAGTAAAGAGCTAATCGATCGTGGTGATCTTGCCAATATAAAGATTGATATATTATTGCTTAAACACAAAGAGGAACATTGTAAAGAAGTAAGTAAAATGAAATATCAAGATGAGGTAGACTGGATTGTTACATCATCTAAAAGAAATAACTTTATAAAGAATTTAGCTATAGATCTTAAAGGTAATACATTAGTATTATTTCAGTATGTGGAGAAGCATGGTGAACCGCTGTTTAGATTAATCAATAGTGAAACAGATAAGGATAGAAAAGTATTCTATGTGAGTGGTAAGACACCAGCTGACACACGCGAAGAAATTAGATCAATCACTGAGCAAGAGTCTAATGCTATATTAGTCTGTTCATATGGCACATTCTCTACAGGAATAAATATAGTTAACCTACACAATATTATATTTGCAAGTCCAAGTAAGAGTCAGATACGGGTATTGCAAAGTATTGGTAGGGGATTAAGAAAGAGTACACTTGATACCACGGTATATGACATTGCAGATGACCTACATTGGAAAGCAAATAAGAATTATACCTTAAATCATAGTGGTGAGAGGGTTAAAATATACAGTAAAGAAAGGTTTAAATTTAAGATCCACGAGGTGAAATTATTATAAATACATACATGGAAAAGAACTTCCCAGATCAAATATCAGATTTACCTGTTAAAATGTTTAAGTTAGTTTCAGGTGAATCAATTATAGCATACACTCATGACTTAGATGACGAGTCTAATGGTGCACTTATTGGTATAGAAGAACCGATGAAGGTACAAGTAGAAGATTTAGATTCTCATTATGTTATGACACCATGGCTACCATTCTCTAATCAGAAACTACATGTCTTAGAAGACTTTAATGTTATGGTTACTACAGATGTGACTGATGATGTAAAGGCACATTATATGAAGATTATATTAGATGAGATCCAAACTGATAAAGAGATGGTTGAAGAACAAATGAAGATCATGAAAGGAAATTCCACCACCCATTAACTATATACTATCCCCCCGCAAAGATACTCTTTTATTATATCATAGAAAAGCCGCTTTGTACACACTTTAGCTAAAATAAATATTATTTAAAGTAAGTATGTACAATTGCGCGAAATGTGTTATAATGGTAATACATTTGAACTAATAGGAAATATTATGCCTGAAAAGATTAAACCTCGTGACAAACCCCATTACGTAAATAACAGAGACTTCTCATATGCAGTTGTTGATTATGTTACACAAGCAAATGCAGCAAAAGAAGCTGGTACGAAGAATCCAGTTGTACCTGATTATATCGCAATATGTTTTATGAAGATCTGTGAAGGATTATCACA